CATCCACGTTATGCGTCCGTCTCGTTGCATGGTTATATCCAAACCTTCACCGTCCAAACCAGTACCCAATCTGAAATCACCGTAATCCCCGCTTTGACTAGCCCAAATTCTTTGAGGTTCATCGGGCGTACCTGCTAAAAATAATCGCCCTTGATGATATGCACCAATCGAGGGCCAATTATTCCCTGTCCATTCAGCAGGTTCACCGACTGTAGGTATAATCCAACTTGTATCGAGAATATACGTATCTAACCCAAACACATAATTAAGCTTAACAGGTTCGTACTTTGGATGAAGAAATAACATTTCCGTACCATCAGGAGATGTGATCATGTGTACATCTTGCAAATCAGTTCGGTCATAAAGCGTAGGTGGCGTTGTTACGCTTATATCAACTATAGGATCGCCCCTGTCTGCATCAGCCGCACTACCGACGAAATAAATAATGTTTCCTTCGGGCGCAGTATTCGCGTCCGTTTCCAAACTAACCCAATATGTAGCGTTGTTGGGTATAAATGAAAAAGTTATTACCTCTTGGTCTGATGTAAAAGATGCAATATCATCGTTACCACTAGAAGTTCCTATTTTTACAGTTAAGACCGAAGCAGTTGCTTGTCTTAATTCTAAAAAATGGGAATCTCCGATCCCTCGAAAAACAGTACAGTCCGTACTCATGGCAACTACCGAGTTACCGCTAAAAGTGTTCAAGTAACCTTTGATGTGTATGGAGAAACCGTCCAAGGTATATGATGTGGGCCAATCGGTAAACGGGATAAACCACCCTGTAAAACTACCGCCTGCGAAATCAGGGTTAGTTATTAAGTTAAAACCGGTATAAGCCCTCCCTGTGTTTTCCAGATATACAGCATCGTCAGAAAGAATTATTTTATCAAATCTGTATTTGTTTATTTGTTTCGTGAAAACGCGCCACCCCGAATCCTTTTGTAACGCGGGATCTGTTTGAGAATATAAATAACGGAGACCTTCTTTTTTAAAAGCCCCTCCCCTCCGACTGATAGTGATGTTCTCTGCTGTTTCTAATCCTTTGGTATAGAATTCGCTAGCAGAATCACCATAGAGTTGCGGCGAGATCTCGCCCGCTTTGAAGTCGATCTGTTTTGCGTAGTCTTTAGCCACATTATCTCACTTCTGTAAACTCGTTTGATCTTGTAATGTATGATCGACCTTGCAGCCCATCAGTTGACGCAGCCATTCTAAGCTTCTCACCATACAGGGCAGCCATATCAGACTGCAGCTCCCTGCTACCCGCAATCGGTATCGCCAGATCCATAGCTATTCTGGCGGCTAGTGCCTGCACAAAAGCAGGACTGAATTTTGTAACATCTGTGATCCGAGTCAACACCCTTGCATAAATAGCGTCGACGTTGTTGGCTACGATGGTGTCACCTTCACGCAGCCACTCGACCTTGTTGTAACGTCCCTGCATTGTCGCGCTAGATCCTATTACCCCTGCTGTTGCATCAGATACCTGTAGGACTCGTATTACGTTAGAGGGGATCTGAAATTGCTTATCAAATCCAAACACAGGTGTAGCTACAAGAGCCGCAGGTTGTATCCTAGCTACAGCAAACGTCCATTCACGATCTTCCAGTACGGCATCCCTCAGAGGGTCATATACGGCATTACAGGCTATGGCTTCCGCAGAACCGTCAGTCAGGGCGGTTATGACGTTTCCACCAAGCCAGATTAGAGCTTGATTGCATACGGATACCTCTGAGAGAGCCATTCGGTTTACTCGTATGTACCGTTGAAGGCACTAGCCGGAGTTGTAGTCTGGCCTGCCACGCGAGCTTCGCTATCTTTCTTTTCGGCGATGCCCGCGTTAGTGTCGACAAGCTCGATGCTTTCACCGGCGATACCATCATTGGCAGCAGGGTTAGCCGCTTCTTTAGTGGCACTTGCAATGGTTTCGTTTGTTGTAGATCGGATCATGATAACTCCCGTTTAGGGTTTGAGTCCTAAGAAAGCGGATCTACTTTCTTAGCAGCTTTTTTGGCAGCAGCCTTGGCGGCAGCACCTTGCGGCTCGTCCTTGTCTACATCCGCTTTCGTTTCGTTCTGTTCAGACTTTTCAGCCTGATTTTCAGCCACCTTGACAACTCGACGAATGCAGGAGGCATCACAGAAAACGTACTTCTGGATTTCGGACACCTTAGTAACACCTTGAGAGATAAGTTTGCGAGTTCTGGTTAACTCAGATTGGGTTATATGCTTTTTCATAATTGGATCGCTCTATTAAGTTTGAGAAAAGGGAAAGTTGCGTAGGAGCAACTTTCCCTTACAGGTTAAACACCGATTACGTGTTCTGCACTTGCAGCCAGACCACATGCTCATCTTCGGTTCGTACTATACCGAAGGTAGTGGCACAGTAAATGCGCCATGCAAAAGAGTTCGTTGGATCTTCTGCAACACGGACAAGCATTTCACGGTTGACCTGCATACCCAATCCGCGCTTCGTGAAGGCAACGCAGTCGATGGTATCGGGCGTACCCGCAGTGATGTTCAACAGGGTCGACATGACCCACGTAAAGCCCATCCAGTTAGGGACAATGCCGGTAGTTGACAGACGTTGCAGGGACTCGCGATGAACGTAGTCGGCAGATGTCTGCTCGGTCAGTTGCATCAACTTGCGAACCTGTTTCGGTCCAATAACAAACACCTTGGGGACATCAAGCTCGATGTCGTTTTCCAGAAACTTTTCCTGCACTTGAGTAATGAGATCAAACGTGATCGCAGATCCAGGAGCGATTTGCTGGTTTGCCGTATCGAAGGCAACGGCTGCACCATCACCGTCAGTGGCAGCACCAGTGGCAGCAGCGAGGATCGCCGTATCCCATGCTCGGCGAATTGCCATTGCGAGTGACATTGCCTGATTGGAGTTCGGATCGATCAACATCTGTACGATGTCTTCTTGCTGTGTGGTATCACCGGCATGTTCAGTTGCGGCGATAGACAAACGTCTACTGTAAGTTCCACCAGTAGAAGGGGTTGCTACCAGACCGGCAGCTTTACTGGTAGAAGTTGAAGCACTCAACCTTTCCCATGCGTGGTCTTTACCTTCGCCAGATCTTTCAGTAACGAAAGGACGGAGACGGGTGATTGCTTGTTGCGCGAGATGGCGCAAGGTACGTTCGAATGTGGAAATATAGACTTTATCAATATCGGTAGCCATTACGCTAACCTCCTAAAAAATGTTAATAGATCAGAGGTAGCAGAATATTCTGGCCCGAATACTTTTACCAGCAAGCCGTGTTGGTAGTCACTGGGTTTAGTTGTGGGGATTATGCTCCACAATCCCCACATTTGTCAACAAGTTTAGCGCCCTAATAAGGCGTCACGAAATTCCTCAGTTTCGGTTTTCTTCTTACCGGCATCAGCAGCCCGCGTAAGCTCAACCATTTTCTTCACTGCGGCGTTATGTGCAGGGGATGATCCGTCCCAATAAGGATGTTCCTTATTGTTGTGAATTTCGTTGATTTTCATCTCGGCTTGTTCAGGTGTTAGCCTGTCAAGATCGTTGCCGCCATGATCATCACCGATACGAGGGCCGGAGTTTCTAAACCCCTCCATTAGCTTGTCGAGTGCTTTGATGTTACCTGCGCCCACACTGCCTTCTTCGATAGCCTTAACTAGCTTATCGTCAAAGCCGACTTTACGTGCAAACTCAGCAGCGTTGATCAACTTTTCATCAGCAGCTTCACCGAATTCAGTTTCGATACCTTTCTGGATATCTTCCATGTAGCTGCGTTGCTTGGCAGTGTTGTCTTCAAAGTCTTTCAGGATAGACTCGGACAAACCTTTCATCTGCCCTTTAGTGACACCTAGTTCATGCGCCTTATCGGTCAAGTGCGCGAAGTTGTCTTTCAGGGGATCTGGTATGTCGGGCAACTCATATTCGGTTGGCTCTTTGGGTCGCCCCATACGATCATAGATATGATTCATGTCAGCACCTTCACCGACATATACCAAATCAGGGATCTTCTTTTGCAGATCCAACAGGAAAGCTTCGCGCTTTTCCGATGCAACATCTTCACCAGGAATACTGATCTGTTGTGATTGTAATTTACGCGCATTGACTATCATAGTAGCCATTTGATCTATGGATTTAACATCATCCAGTACACCACTGTTACGCACTTCTTCGGGTAATTGTTCCCGCCAACCTTCGGGTAATTCAAGCATGGTCTTTGTCTCGCTCATTTATTCGTTGTAAAGATTTAAGAAACTCCACTACATCACGACGACCTAAATTGAAGTACGTGTCGTAGGGAGTTTCGCCCACCATATCACCCTCGTAAAAAGATTCTTCCAAGGCCGCTATGAATTTTTTGCCAAGCTCAGAGTTCATAAAATCAGCCACTACTCCGGCCTTTACCCTGATCTTGCGCAATAACGCTTCTCGCTTTTCTTTTACTGACATTTCGCTCATACCTTACTCCGCTTTTAAGTTGCTTTGACGCAACTTATTGATTAACAGGCATACCCGCTTCGGCAAACTGTTTCGCACCTTTGCCCAAATCGGATGTAGCCTTGCCGCCCATAGCCAACATTTCCATTTGTCTAGCTTCGATAGCGTCCTGCCTCTTTTTGTTGACCTCAACCTTCACTTCCTCTTTGGATCTGATGATCGTCGCAGGAACATCCATAGCTTTAGCTGTCTCTCTACCGAAAGACTCTGCATCAGGCAATACAGACAATTCAGGGTACGCTTGTGCAAACTCTGTCATCATTGACATCCATTGCGCCATCATGGCGATACTGTCGGACTTCTGCGCTCTAGCCATAGGCCCGATATAGTCGACATCAAAATCACCTTTAGATTCCAAAACAACATTCGGCATCTCAGGTAGCTGTCCTGACCGCAGTAGTATGCGGAAGGTTCTTTCGATCAACGGATCTAGCAGATCCGTTTGCAGTCTGCCGAATACTGGTCCCAACAGACGTTGCATAAGATCGAATCGCGCATTGACTTCGGTAGCAGTCATTGCAGGGGATTCTTTGAGTTCAAGTCTGTCCACCAGAAAGATTTTGTTTATATTGATCCGGTAATCCAATATGAGTTGATCGGCGACATCAAAACGGGCTTTTGATTCAAACTCCCTGATGGAGTCCATAGATCTGACAACGGTATGACCGCCTGCACGTAGATCGAGATCGCTCATCAGGCCGCGCTCAGTTACCAGTGTAGCAGGGTCAATGACTTTCGCGGCTGCAGCTAGTCGCTGCTCTACCATAGTGTTCAGGGTCATGGCATCACTTATAGCTATAGTTCCAGGACCATAGCCCCACATAGAGCCTGATGTCTTTTGCCATCTCGGCAGGAATGCGGGCATTTCATAGTAGCCACCTTCATCACCTAACATCTCTGCGGTTTCATGAAGTACGAACTTGAAACCGTATGGTCTTTGCTCTGGAGTCAGGATCTTGGTTGTGTCGGCATCCTTTTTATCCTTACGAGGATAAATGCACATGATGACCGTCAGCTTGTTATCGGCCTGATTAGGCAGCTTGGCCTTTTCTTTGATCGCATCGGTAACACCCTTCTCGCCGAACTTGTCGACGATCTGCAAAGGTGTCCACTGATGTCGACGGTAGAAGGTACGTATGCCTCCTTTGTGATCTTGTTCAAAGTAGATCTCTCGGATCGGGAGAGTTGAGAAGTCTATACCCTTCCACTCGGTTTCACTTTCGGCTTCTTCTACGATACACGATGTACCAAAGCCGCATAGATCCAGATAAGCTTCGTTGATCTGTAGGTTAAAGTCAGACTCTACCAAAGCATACCACATCTTCTCGGCGCAAGCCTGCAACCATTCTTTTGCTTCTTCGTCGAGATTAAGCTTGTCCTGTCGGAACCGTAAACCAAACCATCGGTTAGAAGGGTTAGTCAACGCACCGTGTACAGAGCTTGCCAGTGTGTTACAGGCTAGGATTGCAGTCGAGTCGAAGACATCTCTGCCGCGCCTCCAATCGACCTCATGCTCTGAGGATTGATCCTGAAAAAACTTGCCGCCCTTTAAAGGCACTATGAATTTTTCAATTAGATCCCATGTGGATTCTGCGCTTTTGCGCAAACCCCACAACGCATCGTACCGTGTCTTAATCTCTTGCGGGGTCATAGGTTTTACCTTTTCAGTGTAATATCAGATTTGGATTTGTCGGCATCCTTTGCTCGTTGTTTTTCAGATTCCATAAAAGGCATACCCTGTATACCTTGGAAAATCATATCGTTAACAGTTTCCATTAGCTTCACCATTGTTGGATCTTGCCCGACTTCTGGATCCAGGATCTTAAGCTCGAACCACCTTTCACCTGACTGACCTTTGAGCACGATCCAGTTCTCACACTCCTGCTGAGTCATAGGCTCCGGTTCGGCCTTTTCATTTTTAGCGATTGTTGCTACTGCAATATCTAAAGGTGTTAGGACTTTCTTATTCATTTTCTCGCTCTCGTGGTTAGGATAAACATCGTCGGACTTTAAACTGTTTTGACCCTTTACGCAAGTCAGATAGCATCGGGGCGTCACGGGAAGTGTACAAAACACAGTCGCCTGCATCGGGTGATCGGTTAAGTCGCATCTTAACTTCTTTCTTAGATTCGACCTGTATCACATTCCCTTCCAAGATTTTGTACTTGAATGCACACAGATCCTCTTTCATCTTTTTGTCTGGCGGCAACATAATAAAGTCACCACTTTCTGGATCTAACGACTCGCGCAATCGCCAAAACAGTTCCGCTCTGAGATTCCTAAAGTGAAACAGACCGTCCTTACTTATGGCATCACTACCTTCGTTACCTACGATTGGATCGACATCGATGTGGTTTTCGACAAGCTTGTCGTAGGTTGACGAACCTATGCCAATCACATCGCAGTATACCCTGCATCCGTCTCGCCTTGCCATAACAACACGAGCAGCACTAAGCGATCCTGTTGGTACTTCCTTTCCTGGAATCTTCATGATCGGGGAATACCAGAACCCATGCCTTGTCATTATGGTCATCTCATCTTGCCCGCCGCGAGCCGGATCTACCCCCATAGCTGACATTCTAGTGTACGATTTATCCTCGCTGTCTTTCCACCGTTGCATAGCGAGGTCTACCCATTCACTAGGTATGACTTGCATCTGGTCATCTTCCAGCGACGACAGGAACTTACCGTCGAGCATACGTTCCCGCAAATGCTTCGGTAGTCGTTGTAGTTTCTGC